ATGGACAATGACGTTGGTCGGGTGACCGTGATCCCTGGTCAGTGGATCGTGGACAAAAAAGAAATAACTTGAACATAGAAATACAAGAAACCTCAGCAGCTGTCGCTTGTAAACTAAACGAGGTATGGCACTCTCGATTACCTCAACTTCATCCAAGTAATGTGTGGCGATCTAAAAATTATATTTGTTTTTTATTTATTATAGACGAAGCAGTCGTCGGTGTTGGCATTTGGTCATCCCCTGTGGCTCGAATGTTAAGTAATAAAACACTACTAGAGCTGCGTCGGCTAGCTCTAAGTAAACATTGTCCTAAAAATACAGCAACATATGTTATCTCTAAAATGATTAAAACAATTAAAGAAAAATTTCCCGACATAGAAAAGGTAATATCCTATCAAGATACGGCAGTGCACTTAGGTACGATCTATAAAGCTGCTAATTGGACACAATCGAACATTAGTACTGGGGGCGAATGGGCAAGAAAATCCAGGTCTAGAAATAAAGTACAAACAGCAGTTCCAAAAGTGCGTTGGGAATATTCTATTTAAAAGTCAAGTAATTTATTTTAATTTTACAGTAGAAATTTTTCCACAAACTTTGATATACTAGAGGTTCGCATGAAACAATATAACCTAAACATAGACGCACTACTTCCTACAGAACTAAGAAATCTGTATATAGCATCATTACAAAATAAATTATCCAAGGGCGAGTGTCCTTGTGGCGAAGACTGTGCTTGCAAAAAAGCGAAAGATCAGGGCGTAAAACTAGGTCAGCGTTAGTCGAGCTGCGGTCGAGTAGCTTTCGGTTCAATAATAAAAGCCTTCTCTAACATTGAGTCTACTTGGCTCAACATACTATCCCACTCTTCAGCAAGATAACCATTCACATTCCCGTCGTTGAAAGTCACTAAGACTTTGTCAACTGTATCTTTCAATACCGGATCGTACATTCGTTGTCGTTGGACAGCGAGGACGATTTTTGTTTTTATCTCGTTCAACATAATGTTGTCCTTGTAAAAGCGGGAGATCGAAACAGGGAAATACTCCCGCTCTTATATAAAATTATATATATTTTTTAGATAAATTAATAGCGAAAAGTCAAGAGGAATTAAATAGATAATTAATTCCTATCGTCGACTTTTTTAATAGTTCTTCTGTCTATTTCTTTTTGAGCCAGCTTTACTATCTTCATTAACTCTTCAATTGTTAATTCTTTCATTGATTCTTGCATGTTTTTTCCTCTATTCTTGGACCAAGGGAGCACTTACTATGCGGAGACATTATGTTAAAACCCCCTTGGTCGGTCTTGCGAGAGCAAGTCAGATCTCATCCATCTGCTTGGGAGGTAGACGTTTGAGATAATTACCGATTCTCGCTATCAGTAATCAAGAGAGAGCGAACCCCCTCTCTTCATTACTGAGCACTTCTCTTGTGTTCTTTCTTCCATTCCTTATCAACAAGCTGAGAAACAATACCTGAAATTTTTTTATCTTTCCCTGCTAGCGATTTCAACTTAGCGTGTGTTTCTAATCTCACGATAATTGATTTATACTTAGTTATATCTGTCATTAGTATTCTCCTCGAATGTAATCATCAATCAAACTTAAAAATTCTTCTGTTTGTTTTTTAAGAAGATCAAAGTCTATTTCTTTGTGTTGTTTTCTAAGGAGTTGAAACCCCTCTAATTCTTCTACTTTGTCGATCGCTATGACCGCTTCTTCTACTTTAGAATACAACTCTTTTAGTTTATTATCATACTCTAAAGCATATTCGTTTGACTTACTCATTATCTTTCCTTTCTATTCTATAAAGTATTTAGCTTTATCTCTGTTTCTATAATTATGAACATGAAGAATACTTCTTAAATTGTCCATGGTTTGATATGCGTCTTTCCACTCATATGGAAATCTCTCAAAGTTTTCTATGAAACGATACGTATCAAACTCTTTTACTTTTCTAAGTTTCATCAAGGCTCTGATAAAGTATTGTTTGTTCCAGATCTTAGAATCCATCCCAGAACTTTTTAACATTTTAATCAAGCCTTTGATCATTTCATATACCTCAAGCGGTAAAGTAAAATTACCTGATTTAAAATCATTAGTAGTGCATTTAACATCAGGCTTACCTTTTGAAAATTCAGTGCAGGCATGTAAAACAAAAGAGTGAGACACTCCTAGGTTTACAAGATCCATATATCTTTTGTAGAACTCATTATCTTCGGATACTGCGTAAGAGTTTCCAATATTAACTGATGTCCAATTTTTTTGATTTTTGTTTATAGCTCTTATCAAATCTAAAACTCTATTATCAGATGAGTAGATTTGATCCACTACATACCTAACAGGTATTCCTAAATTTTCACAAGCTTCTAGCCTGTGACCACCATCTAGTACACCTTTATCTTGAGTGACTAAGATAGGGTTCTTCAAACCAAACTGTTTGATTTCTTTTTGAAGTCTTTTGACTCGATCCTTTTCAATCGGTCTGTTCCCGTTAATTAACGAAAACATATTGTAGTTTTGTGTTTCGTGTATTTGAGTTTTCATTTTTTGTCCTTTTTCATTCTGAGGTTATATATAATAATATAGGATGTTTTCTATATTAGTCAAGCCTCTGTGAAAATTTTACAGCTTCAACCAAATTATCTGTGGGTATATCGCAATCTATATAGCCTTTTATAATAGTTTCTAAATAGCTTTCAGAGGGAGGAAAAACTAATTGCTTATCTACCATGCTATAGAACATTATTTTTTTAGGCATATTTTCATCCTGTGCCATATGATATTTTTTTGTATAAAGATTAGGGTATCCCTCATATCTATCCAGAGATCTTTCACATTCATCTGTTATCTTAAACAAAGCTCCAACCACAGAGCTATCCTTAGATTGTTGCACATCTGCAACACTTCTAAATACAAGTTCGTGATCAGGTAGTTCATGAGGCCCTATATACTTTGATTTAGGGCATCTATATTTCATATGCTCATGATTCATATTGGAACCATAAGCAAAGTAATATGTCATTTCTTTTTTTTGCTTTCTATTAGCCATTCTTTTAGTGTTTCTCCTAACGATTGTGAGGCCAAGTCAATTTTGTTTCGTAAGCTATTTACGATATTTTCATCAACTGTTTTCTCACATATTATATCAATGTAAGTCACATTGTTCTTTTGACCGATTCTATGTGCTCTATCTTCTGATTGTATTCTTTTCTCTAAATCATAGTTATTAGAGTAGTACACAACAGTGTGAGCCTGTGTTAACGTTAGTCCGTAGCCACCGGTCTGTTGATTTGCTACGAAGAAACGAACAGGACTTTCTGGGTCCTGAAATCTTTTGACAATTTCTTGCCTATCTTTGTCTTTGGTGTCTCCAAAATATGTCACGACACTATCTTCTCCAAACTTCTTTTGTAGATTTTTTTCTATGTCAAAAATAGAATAGCGATAGTTCGCCCAAATAATAACCTTGCCATCTACTTCTTCCAAAACATCTAACAGTTCTGCCATACGATTATTCTTAATTGGAACATCCATTGTTTCGTCGTCCGTGGGCAGATAACCACACGTAATCTGATGAAGTCGAAGCAGCATGGTCATGGTATTATTAACCGATAATGTTTCTCCTTCTAACTGTGTGATCGCAAATGTCGCTAGATCATTATAAACTTTCTCTTGTTCCTTACTTAGTTCAATGTGTCGAGGAGAATAAATCTTTGCAGGTAAGTCCAGACAATCTTCTTTCAATACTCGAAAAGAAAAAGATCCTAGTTTTTGAGAAAGTTCTTCAAGGTTTCGAAAGCCTACAATATGGTTGAAAGAATGTGTTGAGGAATGTCTTTTAACCTCGATCGCATAGCGAGCCTTATAAGCATAGTAAGAACTAAAACCTAGTAGATCTTCATCTAAAAATTGACACTGAGAATAAAGATCTAAAGGATTTTTTGTGACAGGAGATCCTGTGAGTATTCGACGATATTTTGCAAAGCGAGAAGCCCTTACTAAATTTTTTGTACGACTAGCATTTTGTGTTTTAATCGTAGTGCTCTCATCTACTGATAACAAGCTATTAGTTGAGTTTAAATATCTTGCTAAAAATTCTGCAGCAGGTTTGTTGGACAACGCTTCTATGTTCATTAAAAAAATATCTAGACCTTGAAAACTTTTAGATAACTCCTCAATATTTTTTTTGTCTTCTTTTGTTCGAGAACTTGGTGCCACCCAGGTAGTGACTCTTGTTTCAATGTGATCGGGCAAGTGCGCAGGAATTTCTAATCGCTCCCAATTGCGATACACACCTTTGGGTGCAATAACAACTGCAGCATTGATCTGTCCTTGATCATAGAGCATAGCAATATTATCAATTAATACTTTTGATTTACCTGTTCCCATTTCCATGAAGTAGGCAAAGTTTGTTTTGTCCCAACTACAACCTAACGCTTGTAATTGATGATTAAACGGTTTCGTTTTAAAATTCGGATACATAGTTTTTTACTTTCTAATTTCTTTATATAGGATAACCTATATCGTTGTCAAGTTTTTTGAAGAACAAAAAGAAGTCATATATAAATCTGGGTTCTTTATATTGTTATAAATATAATTAGCTGCTACTCTGCACTCCTCTAAAGAATTAAAGGTACTTCCATATTGTTCTTGAATACAGGTCTTTTCCAAAGAAACAACAGGATCATTCAGGCATAGCCATATCAGCATAAAATATTTCATCATTGAAATTGTACCTGAAATATCTTAAAGTGAAAATAATAAACGAAAGAAAGAGAATGAATAAAGTATTTATAACAACGAACACTAAGTTGCCTAATGGTGGATATCGTGACGTTTCAGATTGTGAAAGATTCGGAACACCTATCATTATGTTTGAAAACCCTAAACAAATACAAGTAAACTCAACACGATTTGCTTTTGCAGTGGAGAAAAAATTAAAAGATTTCACATCAAAAGATTATTTATTATTGATGGGAGATCCTGTTTTAATAGGGATAGTTTGTGCTGTCGCTGGAAAAATTACAAATAATAATTTTAAAGTCTTGAAATGGGACAGAGAGAGTGCTATATATATTCCTATAACAATAGAATTAAAATAAGGAGTCTAAAATGGGTCTATTAGATAAAGCCTACGAGCAATCTAAACTTAATACGTTAGATAGTTCAGAAGTAAAAGATGTTGGTGAAGCATGTAATGAACTTGATGATGTTCGTCAAGCGATCACTAACAAAGAAGCAGAGATTAAACAACTCAAAGACAGAGAGTATCAATTAGAAAATGAAGTGATACCAAGTTTCTTTGAGACCGCCGGCGTCTCTTCTATTAGTTTGATGGATGGTAGTAAAGTTTCTATCAAAGATCAAACAAGAGCTAACATTACACAAGAGAACGAAGACTATTGTTTTGATTGGTTAAAACAATCAGGTCTTGATGATGTTATTAAAAATGAAGTGAAGTTGACATTCGGCCGTGGACAAGATTCCGATGCTCTAAATATTATGGGTGAACTACAAGATCGTGGTTTGTATCCTAGTAATAAAAAAGCAGTAGCATGGAATACCTTAGCTAAACTCGTAGAAGAACAGATTGGAAAAGGATCAATGCCGTCTGATGTTCAAGCTAAGTTCGGGGTTTATACCCAGAAAAAAGTAAAGATTGATCGTAAAAAATAACAAGGAAAAAACAAAAATGACAAACACAAAAGAAAATGGTGCGGTCGCCACAAAGACCGAAAAGCTACCTGCTATGAACTTCGACAGTCTTGAGAAGTTTGCAGGTACAGGACTTGATACCATCACCACTGATGATATCGCAACACCAAGACTTAAAGTCTTGGCACAAATGTCTCCAGAAGTTGAAGATATTGAAGGCGCAAAAGCTGGAATGATCTGCAATTCTGTGAGCAAAAAAGTATACTCAGGGCAAGACGGAATTAAAGTTGTTGTCTGTGGGTATGACAAAGTATGGTTGGAATGGACAGATAGAGGAAAAGGTTCCTCTGCTCCTGTTAATATCTTTTCTCCAAAAGAAAAGCCAGCTAACGCAGTACGTGGAGATGACGGAAAATTCCGTCTAGAGAACGGCAACTACTTAGAAGAGTGTGCAAACTTTTACGTGCTTCTTTTAAATGGTGGAGTAGCTCCAGAGCCTGCAATCATATCAATGAAAGCAACGCAGTTAAAAGCTGCAAGAAGTTGGGCCTATAGTTTGAAGAATGAGTTCATTCAAAATCCAAAAACTAAAAAGCTTTTCTTAGCTCCTTCTTGGTATCGTATTTACAACCTATCAACGATTAAGCAATCTAATGATAAAGGTACTTGGTATGGTTGGGTTGTAAACAAGGATGACTTCCTCGATAACGAAGGAACATTTGATATGGCTGCGAACTTCAACGAATCAGTCAGAGGCGGCAAGATCACACCGAAGTATGACGATGAAGCTGAAAGTTCAAATAGCTCTGAGGATACTCCATTTTAATGGACGAAAGGGTCTCTAAATTTAAAGAGATCTTTCTAGGGTTGGAGCGTGCATACGGTACGTTCCAACCTAAAGAAAGTCTCCGAGAAGACAATAAAGCAGAAGGCGAAACTTGGATTCGCAAGAAACCTTTAGAAGATTCTCTATGGCAAAATCACCTTTCAGGTGAATGGCCAAGCCTCGGTATTTTTCCCATTAATGATGAGGACAAATGTCGTTGGGGATGTATTGATGTAGATGAGTATCCTTTAGATCATGTATCTATTGCTAAAAAATTAGCAGAGAAAAAATTACCTTTTGTTGTATCTAAATCTAAAAGTGGAGGCGCACATATCTTTTTATTCTTTAAAGACTATGTCCCTGCAGGATTAGTACATAACAAGATAAAAGAATTAGCAGCCTTCATGGGTCTTGGGCACTGTGAAGTATTTCCTAAACAAGAAAAATTATTACGAGAAGGAAACCCTAATGATTGGGAAGTGGGAAGCTTTCTCAATATGCCTTATCATAATGGTCTTGAACACACTGAACGATATGCTTTTAGTGGAGAAGGAAACACTTTAAGCCTTGATGAATTTTTAAAAGAAGTAGAAGAAAAATCTATTACAGTTGATCAATTAAAAAAACTTTCTTTGAAAAAAGAAAACTCAGAATTTTCAGATGCCCCTTATTGTATTGAAGCTTACCTTACAGAAAATAAAACAGTGCAGCCAGGCAGTAGAGATAACTTTCTCTTTCAATATGCTGTGTATGCAAAGAAAAAATATGGGGAGACATATGAAGAAGAGGTTCATAAATTTCATCATAAGTATTTTGAGGATCCTCTTCGACCAAAAGAAATTGAAAAGATTATTAAGCAAGCAGATAAAAAAGATTGGGGATACAAATGTAAAGATCAACCGATGTGTTCCTTTTGTAATAAATCAAAATGTCGTATTAGAAAGTACGGTGTAGGAGATAGTAATATTGTTAGTGATATTGGAAATGTTATTCAATATGGAGACAATGAAGATACTATCTATCATGTCACTGTTAATCAGGAACAAACGATTGTTTGTGGTATAGAAGAGCTCTACGATCAACACAAGTTTAGAAAAAAATGTCTTGTAAAACTAGGTTCTATGCCTTCTATGATGAACAGGAATGACTGGGATTATTACATTACCGATATTGTATCTAAAGCAATTAAAGTTAAATCAGAATTTGAAATGACACCAGAGGGTGAATTTAGAAATGTTTTATCAAGATATATTTCTAATCAAGCAAACGCTATGGATATAGATGACATTCTTAATGGTCAGTGTTTCGTGGATGATGAAGAAAGCAAAGTGTATTTCCGTATGGATCAGCTTCAGGAATATATGCGTAATCGTCGATACATTGCTCTTAGTTCTAATCAAATGGGTATTTTTTTAAGGAATCTAGGTGGAGATTATTCAAAAAGAAAACTCAATGGTAAAGCAGCACAGCTTGTTTGGTGGGTACCTAGTGAAAAATTCGCTAATAAAAAAGTAGTAGAAACTCAAGAAGAAAAACAAGAAGAGGTAATTCCATTTTAGATAATGTTTGTAAAATAATTGGACCTCCAGGCACAGGTAAAACAACAACACTATTGCGTTTGGTAGAGGAGCAATTGTCCTTGGGCCGTGAGCCGGATAGGATTGGCTACTTTTCTTTTACCAAGAAAGCTACACAAGAAGCTATCGACAGAGCTTGTACTAAATTTAAAGTTCCTAGAAAAGATTTAAAATGGTTTCGAACATTACATAGTCTTGCCTATCAGTGGCTTGGTTGTACGTATACCGACATGATACAAAAACAAGACTATAAAGATTTTTATAATCAGCACGGTATTGATATTTCAAAGTCTATTAAAACAGATGATGTTCCTTTTGGAGAAGAAGACTCAGGACTATCTTTAATAGATCTGTATCGTGTAAAAAATACATCACTAGAAGAAGAGTTTAGAAATCATGGACACATTAAAGGTGGTCTTCAAAGACTACAAAGAATAGACAAGCTCTATCGCTTATTTAAAAATCAAAGAGGTGTTAAAGATTACACAGATTTAATTACAGAGTTTAATAAAGTAGCTCAGTCTCCTCGATTAGATATCGTCATTGTAGATGAAGTACAAGACTTGAAACCGAATGAATGGGAGATGGTTAATATTATGATGAAACAAGCAACAGCTACCTATCTAGCAGGGGATGATGATCAAGCTATTTATTCTTGGAGCGGCGCTGATGTTTCTAAATTAATTGATTTGGACTGTCATTTGCAAGTTTTAAATCAATCATATAGAATACCAAAAACAATATTCGCAAAGTCGAACAATCTTGTGTCTAGAATAAAAAAAAGAATTAACAAAGAATGGCAACCTCGAAAAGAAGAGGGAAAAATTCGCAATACAAATTTTGAAAGTATAGATCTTAATGACGGTCAGTGGTTAATCCTCGGTCGAACAAATTATTATATTGATGAAGTATCAAAAGAGTTGAAAAATAAGGGTTTTTTCTATGAGAAAAATAATAGATTGTCGATTAGTAATGACATTGCCACAGCTTATCGTTCGTGGATCGCATTACAGAACAAGGAAGAAATTCCCTACTCACATGTAAAGATCATGTATCAATTCATGTCAGTGGGTAATGACGGGGTGTCGAGAGGCAAGAAAGGGTTATTAGGTGCTGATACGGAATCACAATATTCTTATGAAACCTTATCAAAAGAATGGGGCCTCAATACACCTTTAAAATATTCTTGGGAGGTAGCTCTTATAAGAATTACAGAATCAGATAGAAATTATATTAAACATATACTTAGAAGCGGGCATGAGTTAGACGAGAAACCTAATATAAAACTTTCAACTATTCACGGAGCAAAGGGTGGAGAAAGTCAGAATGTTATTTTATTTTCAGATATCTCAAAAAGAATTAATGATAACATGTGGGCTAATAGAGATGATGAACGTCGTGTTTTTTATGTAGGTATGACACGAGCTAAAGAAAATTTGTACATTGTTCCTTCTACTTCGCCTTACGAATTTGAGGAGATATTAAGATGATATTTGAACAACAAATGGACTTATTGAAAAAAGATAATAAACCAGAATGGACACGACCAAGTTTTCCGGATGTCACAGGAATACAGCAAGTAGCAGTAGATCTAGAGACGTATGATCCTGAGATTAAAAATCTTGGTGGTGGATGGGCGACAAACAAAGGTTTTGTTGTTGGTGTTGCTGTTTCTTTTGATGGCTTTGATGGATACTTTCCTGTGCGTCATGAAAGGGGAGGAAACTTTTCAGAAGAAGAGGTAAAGAAGTGGCTTCGAAAATTATTTAAACAAGATCCTATTGTAATTTGTCATAACGCTGTCTACGATTTAGGTTGGCTTCGTCGTTGGGGTGTTGATTGCAATGTTACTAAAGTCTACGATACGTTGGTCGCAGCTCCTTTAGTTGATGAGAATAGATTTAGTTATAGCTTGAATAATTTATCTAAAGATTATTTAGGGGAAAGAAAACAAGGAAATATTTTAGAAGACTTTGGTAAAGAACATGGCTTCAAAGCGATTGAGAATATGCATTTAGTTCCTGTAGAATATGCGGGCATTTATGCAGAACAAGATACTAGACTTACACTAAAGCTTTGGGAAGTTCTACGGGTTGAAATACAAAAGCAAGGGCTTACTGATATATTCAATTTAGAAACAGATCTACTACGTTTGCTTTTGGAGATGCGTTGGAAAGGTGTTCGTGTTGATTTAGAGCAAGCAGAAAAGACAAAGAAGTTTTTTAAATCAGAAGAAGAAAAAATTTATAGCAATATTAAAAAAGAAACAGATATCAAAATTGATGCCTCAGATATTTATACCGCTGCGTCCCTACAAAAAATATTTGATAAGCTAGGGGAGAAGTACGAATACACTGAAAAAAATAAACAAGCTAAGATCAGTAATACAGCTATGAAAGAAAGTGAAAATCCTTTGATTCAATCTTTATCAGTGGCTAGAGAATATAATAAAGCACATACAACCTTTATTGATTCTATTTTAAAACATCAAGTTGATGGTCGTATTCATGCAGAAATTAATCAATTAAAAGGGGAGTTTGGGGGCACGGTCAGTGGGCGGTTGTCCATGAACAATCCTAATTTACAGCAGGTTCCAGCTAGAAACGAAGCGATTGGGCCTAAGATACGATCTCTTTTCTTACCAGAGGAGGGGGAGCAATGGGCTTCCTTAGATTATTCACAGCAAGAGCCTAGACTCCTCGTGCATTATGCCAAAAAACACGGTTTAGAGGGCGCTGACACCATGATTAAGTTCTTTCGTGATGGAGAGGACTTTCACCAAGTTACAGCAAATATGGCAGGAATTTCAAGGAAAGAAGCTAAAACAATTGGACTTGGTCTGATGTATGGTATGGGCATAGCTAAGTTAGCAGCTTCTCTGGACATCAGCCAAGAAGAGGCCAAATCTTTGAAGAAAAAATACAACGATAATGTTAGTTTTTTAAATAATATAATTGTTCGTGCTACGAGATACACAGAACAGAATGGATATATTAATACACTGCTCGGAAGGAGATGTCGTTTTGATTTGTGGGAAAACAAAGACTTTTACGATAAACGAATGATGTCTCATGAAAATGCCAAGAAAACTTGGCAATGGAATGAAATGAAAAGAGCAGGGACCTATCGTGCATTGAATAGGTTAATACAAGGTTCAGCAGCAGATCAAACCAAACAAGCCATGGTGAATCTGTGGAAGGATGTAGGGGTTATTCCTATGATTCAAATACATGACGAACTCAACGTCTCCGTAACCAGCGAGACCCAGGTAAAAGAGATTAAAGAGATGATGGAGTCTGCTGTTGAACTACATGTACCTGTCAAATGCGATGCAGAGATAGGGAAAAATTGGGGAAATATTAAATGAGAATAATGTATCAAAGTGGAGAACTTAAACTCAGCCTAACAAAAAAAGAAATAAAACATATTGTAGATAATTCTGGTAGTCCGGTGACTATGGACATTAAAATGCTGAAAGTTTTACATGAAGATATATCTGATTGTGTCAAAGCACATTGGTCTAACGTAGAAGTATGGCAAGCTATAGAAGAACATCTAGCGTCTCAAAAAAGCATAAGTAAAAAATAAGAATAAGTATTATATTCTCCTCGAAATAAACCGAGGAGATAATAATGTTTAACTTAACCAACAAAGCAAAAAATCATTTCTTAAACTTCTTCAAGCAAGAAGATAAAGATGAATCAATAAAAGAATTCTGCCAATCAGAATATAAAAAAGATTGGTACGCAGCTTACAAATTTTTTAAAGAAGAAGGTCAGTTCCCTAATTTTATAAGAAGAACTCTTTAAGAGTTTGCAACGATTTCAGCTAAGGCTTCGCATCTCACAGGAGTTTGCGAATGCCACCTGGAATCCTGCATTTCTAGTGACGCTTGTTTTCTATCACCATCAGATAATGCTCTCCACATTTTTTTAAACTTTGAGACACCTGTTTTTCCTAACTGAAAAACCATTTCGACTATCACATGTTCGATTGCCTGTGGTAATCGTTTATCCCCTTTATAGTTTTCTGATATTAGTTGCTCTGCTCCTGCACAAGCTCTATTCAAATCTATTAAAAATAGGTCTTCTATTTCATCTGTTGATATTTTAACACCTTCTTTAAATCTTTTTCTTTCATGTGCTTGTACTAGGTGCCCGATACCTATCGTGGCTTTTCCTAAGGTGTCTAGGTAAACAGTGTCTACACAACCTTCATGGTCTCGTATTCTCGCTTTTAATTCGTCAGTAATTTTAATTGTATTCATTATGATCCTATACCCCAATGCTTTTCATGAGGGTCTTCTTCCTTTCTTTTAAATATAAATGTACTTATTAAATTTCTAATGTGTGTAAATATTCTCATATTATCTGACAGATAATATACCAGTTCCATAAATGTTGTTAGTACTTTTTTGCATTTCTGCTAATCTACTATCAACGGAACCACCTTCAGCTCTAAAGATTGACTCTTCACCAAATATTTCATTTGATTTATTTAAAGCATCATCAAATTGTTGATTACTAATAGAACTTACTTGTCCGTTTTGAATTTGCATGTTGTTTTGATTGTTGTTACCAACATCTGATGCCATTATCTCTGCTAATAATTCTCTTTGATCAGGAGGCATTACTTTAAACCCAGGTGGTTGTTGAGGTAATCCATAGAGTGTTGAAGGTACCATTGTATCTAATTGTGTTATACCTTGTTTAATTAAATCTGCTTGTTGTTTAGCAGTCATTTGTTCTTTTTCAGTAAGAGAAATATCCTGTAGTTCAGGATCTTTTAGTATACTTAATTTATGTCTTGAGGGATTTGCAATTTTTTCTTTTTGAACATCTGTTAAAGCGCTTATCTTTTCACCAAGCTGTTGTCTTTTTTGATCAACAGTATCTGATAAACCTCTAAACGCATTGACAGCTAAACCAAATAATCCACCGGAACCTAAATACTGTTGTGCTGCTTGACCAACACCTTGTGCAAGACTACCTAATCCAAAACCAATATCTCCCATGACTTCTCTTGTCGTAGGACCATATTGCTGAACTAATCTTTGTCTTTCTTGCTCTAACGTTCTAGGAGCATCTAGCTTCATTTGAGTGACACCCGTAACACGACTTCCTGTATCTGTATAAACAGGCTTTGTGTATAGGTTTTTGAATCGCTGAAGTTCATCAGCTTGCTTCATTCTTCTAGCTGCTCTGTCGTCAGAGACATCTGGTCTGTTGGAAAAGAATTCTTTACGGCCTCTAGCAGCGTCTAAATCTCTAGCGATATCTGCTTTACTCGTTCTAGCTCTACTGATATTCGCTCTTGTTTGAGCCGCTCTACTAGTCGGTGCTGACCCTGGCGGGCCTCCTGACGGCCTAGAGGGTCTACTAATATTAGCTCTTCTTCTACGTGGTGGTGCCATTAACTTAATTTTCCTATAGCCCTATTAGTTAGGTCTGTTATTGTTCCTTGCCTAAATCTAACATCTACATTAGCGTTTGTCGAGCCTTGTCCTTGTCCGGTGACAATGGTTCCTGGACCAGTGTTCGTGGTTGGTGATTGAGGAGTAACCGGAGCGCTGGAATCAAATATAGGAAAGTCTAAGAAGCTTGTAATTTCCGGTAAAGTAAATTCAAAGTTTGGGTTGTCCGATAAACTTTTACCTGTATTAGCTTGTAAGTATTGTTTAATAGGAGAGAAAGCTTTTTGAAAAGGATTACTTAGGGGTTGTCCTGTCTCTCTTACCAAATCTAAAGCGTTTTGATAAAATAATCTTTGCACTTCGTCAGATGGTTGATAAGGAAGGTATCTATTTGTTAATAAAGCATTTTTGGTTTTCTTAGAAACTCTATCTAATTGTTTATTTAATTCTTTTTTATTTATTCCTAATCTTTCTGCTGCTTGAATGTCTTTTCTAAAATCTTGAAAAGCTTTAAATCTTTGAGCTTCTCCTCCATAGTACTGCTCTAAAACTTGTTCAGGAGTCATTTGTCCGCCTCTTAATACGTCTCCTAAAAATGTAGCTCTAGCAGAAGCAATTCTTTTATTAAAATCGGATACCATAAATTTAAAACTATCCTCTACATCTAATTCAATATTTCTAAATCCAAAAATACCAGGAAGTTCATCGGATAAATCATAAACTCTTCCATACTTATCTGGTTTAGACATCACGGAATCTTTTATTCTACCCGCTTGTTTAAGAGAACCTGGGGCAAAAGTTTCTACAATGTGCATAGTTCCTTTGTAAAGTTTTTCTCCGACAGGATCTTCTGGTCTAAAAATAGCACGTCCATCTCTTGACCTACCTTGTCTAATTAATAGATCAGTCATCGCTTCTGTATAAATAGCTTCAGATAAAAATGGTTTAACAAGTTCTTTCATTGCCATCACCCCGCCATCTAATAATCTTTTAGTCATTTGTTCGTTAGTTGATTCACCCTTTTGAAGTTCGTTAAACATTGTTTTGCCTGGTCGTAACAAAGCATCATAAGGGTAGATATAAGATAAATCTAAGTATTGAATTCTTCCTGTTCTTTCATCTTTGCCAGTTGGCACGAGTAGTCCGTTTTGAGACCATGAAGGAACAAATCTTCTTAAAGCTTCCATGTCTTCTGGTAAAAATCCAGATAATTGTTTTCCTAATTCTACAGCTCCCACAGGTAAAGCTGCACCTGTTCCTAAAACTCCTGCCATTCTTCTCATACCTTGAGCTCTAGTCTCTTGCATAGAAAGAAGTCTCATAGAACTCTGTAAAGTATTAAAACCTGTTCTAAGTATTTCAGCAGGGAAAGAAACGAACGTTCCAATAGGAAGTTTTCTCAAAGTTTTAATGCCTTGACCTACATATTCATAGTTAGGTATGTTATTTCTAGTAGAGTCTGCTGCTAAATTCTTAATCAAGGCACCTAAAGAGTCTTCTTCAATTGATTGCTTTGCATTTGATGGATCTATATCTTTCCCTACAAAATAAATAGGATCATTAATGTTAGTTTTTCTATCTATAATTTTTCCAACTCTATCGTTTAATCTATTAAATATATCTAAATCTCCGCTCTCTCTAAGTTCTTTTAACATAGCATCTTTTGTAGGGCCTGCTTCTAGATTTTCAGCAGTTCTTACTTTTTTAATTATCTCACTCAGCTTTCCATCTTCAATGTTTTGAGATCTAAGAAAGTTTTTAACAAAACCATCTTTAAAATTTCCCTGTTCAAATCTGTAATTATATATTTTCCAAAAGTCATCCTCTGCCAAGTAAGTATTCACTGTCCAATCTTTAACTCTTTTTAATCTCTGACCTAACATATCTAATGTTCCACCTGTTAAATCTTCTATCTTTTGTCCTAGATTTAAACTAGATACATCTTTACCTAAGTCAGCTAGTTCTCCTACTTGTAAGTTAGTTCCTCTAACCCCTCTTCTTCCATAATCTAAATATTCTTTTAATGCTTCAGGATCAAATCTCCTGTTTTTTCCGAAACCTCTTTGCCCTCTTCTAAAAGCTTCTAAACTTTTGGTGAAAGCCTCTATTGTTTTTTTAGGGTTGGTTAAAGAAATATTTCCATTCATCGTTACGAAAGCAGCAGCACTTAAAATGTTTCTAAAGTGAGTGAAAGGAGAAAAAAGAGTTTTGGCTGATTGAGAAAAAGATTTAGGCGCTAAAATAAAATACTTATATAGATTACTATTTAAAACTCCTTTAGCAGCATCTGTTTGCTCTGCAAAAGCCTCTGCCATTTCTCTACTGGTGTATGCTCCATCCAAAGCTGTTGGTAATCCTAATTTACTAAGTCCTCCTACTTGACCTAAATTTACGACTTCAGTGGTTCCAAAAGCTGCTTGCGCTGCTGATTGTCCTGATATTTTTTCTCCTGTTTTTGTGGCATCATCAAAGAAAAATATTTTTCCTTTTCCTAACTTTGCTAAATTTGTAAGCATAGATAGTTCTGTTATTAAAGCACCTTGTTTTGCTATAGTTGAAGATAAAACATAAGCAGGATCTTTTATTTCTCCTAAGATAGCTTTAATTTCAGGTGGAATTTTTTGTTTTGCTTTTAATATTCCTGTATCAACGTCTAACCCTAATCTCTGTAGAACACCTTTATTTAAAGGAGTTTCTAAATTTTTAATATTACCATCTAAAATATTTTCTAAAATTTCTCTAGCTTGAACATCAGCGTCAACTACTTTTACTCCTTGTCCCTCTGTATCTAATATCTGTCTTTTTATAAACTGAAAAGCATTTTCTAAAGATTCACTAGAGGGTTTATATTTTGCAAAAGCAGATCCAAACTTATTATTTTTTTCAATTAATTTATAAGTTGTGGTTAAATACTCTCCCAAATTTTTTTCTATTGTATCTCTTAAAGCTATCGCTCCTTCAGGCACTAAGTCTCTAATTTGATTTGATAAATTATCTACAAAGTCTCTAGCATTGTTTACAGTAGTAAAAATTTCATCTTGTTTTGTAGCATTAACTCCTAATTCATTTAAGACTGTTTTTAGTTCGTTCTTTTGTTCACTTTTTAAAGATTGAAGAATTGCTGCTGATAATTTATTTTTTTGTTCTGGCTTTAATTGTTGAGCAATATTTCCTGTTTCATCTAAAATATCTTCAAATACTTGTTGTAGATTAGCGCCAACAGCTTTACCTTGAAAACCAAACTTTTCTGATTCTCTTTGAAATTGTCTTAAAAGTTCTTCTGCTTCTTTAGGTTTTACTCCTTGAGCTGTTAATTTAGATAATAGTCTCTTTGATGAGTCAGCGATAGGATCTCTTGTAAATTTATATTTAACAGAATCTGCTCCTTTTTTTAAAAAGCTAAAAGCTCCTCCTATTCCAGCAGTCAGCAATGCTCCCTCTGAAGCAAATTTTAATCTATTTTCTATCTCTCTTAAAGCTTCTGACCTGCCTTCTCTCTCCTGCTCGTCTCTTTGAGTCGGACCAAAGCCTATGGCATCTCCAATCGTTCCAATTTCTTCATCGGCAAAAACAAAATCTGCCAATGCAGAACCACCTAGTCCGCCTCCAAATAGATAAGCTCTATCCGCTAAAGATCTTTTTAGCTTTTCACTTTTACCTAAAATTTCTTTTTCCGCTCCTCTAAGAGCTTTCTTTTTTTGAGCAAAATCTAGATCTTTAAATTTTTTAACTTGTCCTTTAGAAGTTAGATTAGCGTAGCGATTTGCTCTTTTTGCCTTTAACCCTTGCTTGGCTAATTGTGTTCCTAATTTAAATCCTGCTGTGGAGGGGACACCAAGACTAACTAATGTTTCAGTTAGTTTACCAACCATGGTTTCCTCAGCTAGTTCATCAAAAGGATTGATATTGTCGAAAAATAATTCTACTTCTGTGGCTGTATCTGTCCCTGCTCCAAGATCATAAAGTGTTGCGCCTAAAGAAAAAAATCCTTCTGGTATTTTCAAAGCACCAGATCCAATACCCGCTAAAAAACTTTTTACGCCTTGATATTTTTCTTCTTTATCGTTTGCTAATCCTGATGGATCGGGACGATCAATTAAATTTGGATCGACGATAGCCATGTTAGAAATTGAAGACGTCTATGTCCTCTAAAATTAAAAAATCATCTTCTATTGTTAATACTTTTTTCTTTTTATCCTGTAGAGAAGAATCTTTTGGTATACCCATAAAAATTTTACCTGTTTCATTATCTTGAAACTTAAATCCTTCTCCTTCAAAAAATTTCTGTTGTATCATTTTTTTATCATATCCCCCTTCTACTATAAATGGAGAGGTATCTAATAATAAAGTCGACGGAATAGCTCCTGCTGATCTGGCTGCAGCTACATTATTTGGGATGTTTTGTGAATCCTGTGCTGCTGTAAATCTTTCAAAGCTAGTTGCTGTTTTAGGATCATCTTTTAAAAGAGTTTCATAAACTCCATAAGCTTCATTTATAGGAATATTTTTTATCCTTGCAATATCTCTTACAGATTTACCAATCGTGGATAAATCAGCTTCACTTTCAATTTCTGTAAGCAATTGTTTTTCTCCAGATTCAATTGCTGCTAATTCAATCGCTCTTTCATCTTTTGAAGCATCTCTAGCTAAAGCTGCAAATGTTTGTAAAGGATCAGTCGCTGATTTTGCAATTTTCTCTGCTAAGTTTCCTCCTCTAGCTGCTGCTAAATTTAAACCAAACTGCGCTAATTGTAAGAAGCCTTGTTGTTTTAATTGTTCTTTTGGATCTCCTAATAATTTTTTATAAAGGTCGGATCTTTCTTTTATAATATCCTGTAATTTGGATAATCTATTATCTTCATCGACAACAGGATCTGGTAGAGGGTCTCCTTCTCCACTTGTTCCTTCTGTACCTGAAACTGTGTTATTGGCCTCAAAGAAAGATTTAGCCCCTGCTTGCATATTAGCAGCATCCTCTCTTGTAGCCATTGCTTTTTGTGACTCTAAAACTTCTTTCTTTTTTTCCTCTGCTCTTTTTTCTCGAGGAGTTTTCTTTTCGTCTTCTTCACCTAACTCTTTAATTACATCGGTAAAAGTTTTATTTTTTTCTTGTTCTCTTCGTTCTTTTCTTTTTTGAGTGGCGCTTTGAGCATCTTTAACATCAGCAAAACCCTTCAAAATATCCATACCTTCTGCGGCACTTTCCTGCATACCTTTTGCTACACCCATATTGTCTAAGCCAGCATAGGCTTTTAAAACTTCTTGAGGAGACATTCTCTCGTATTCTTCTAAGGTTAATCTTTTAAACATGTTAAAAGGAGGTTTACCAGAAATAGCACCTGACTCAGTGTATCCCAAATCAACGCCTCCACCATTATTCATCCTTACAACACCACCATTAGCAAAAGCCGGTAGACCATATCCCCGTAGCTGGTCCTTGGTCAATGGTCGTTGAAACATCGGTCTATCTAAAATAGCCATCTAACCTCCAAACAAGGAACTAATACCACCGAATGTTCCTCCCGCTGAACCATAAGCACCAAGTCCTGCGATGCCTAATCCTAAAGCTTGTTGAAGAGCAGAAGGAGTGGGTTGTTGTGTGTATGTAATTTGTGATGAGGGAACGCCTCGTAGAATATCAGAAGCAAAAGCTGTTCTTTCAAACGGTTCTTTTTGCTCTGCTAAAGTTGTTGCTCTTGCAGCTTCAATCTGTGCTTGACCAGGAACGAATGCTCCTCCTGGTCCTTCGAAACCAAACTGTTGTGTCAGTTGTCCAAGGCCCAATAACCTGTTGATATCTTCACCACCTAGCTGTTGTCCTAGTTGTCCTAAGCCTGCTTGTCCTTGAGCAGCTTGTAGTGTTTGTGTTCCAATTGTACCAAGTTGTTGTGCTGTTGCTCTTTGAGCTTGTTGTGCTTGTAAATAGTTTCGTGATAAATCTTCAAAAATTCTTTGTGATTGAACCTGAGCTAAGTTCCTAGCTTCTTCTGCTTCACGAACACCGAATCGTGATCCACCAAATGCACCTGCTGCCACGGCTTCGGCAGAAGTTCTTTGTCCTTGAATATCAGATTGTCTTTGTAATTCAGCTAAAGCTTCTTGTGTAACTTGTTGTTGATAAGGATCCATGTATGTAGAAATTTGTGATGGATCTAAAACTTCTTGAGCGGCACCAATTGCTTCTAAGCCTGTACCAATGGTTGTCCTTGCAGCCTCTAGGTCTGGTTGATAGGCACCAAGTCCTGCTTCTGCTCTTTGAATGGCAGCTTGTTGTTGGGGAGTTAAGCCTGCTACTTCATATGCAGGGATCTCTGAAGGTCTAGATGCTAGTCCTTGTGAACCAAACACAGACTCTAATAATTTTTCTGCTCTCTCTTCAATAAAGGGTGCTTGTCGTTGATATTGGTATATTGTTTCAGCCATTATGCTACCTTACTTTCAAATTTATCCATCATGTCATACATCATCTTAGCGCCCTTGCGACGTTGTTCTACTTTATCATCTTTATTTGCACCATTCAATGCCCCAAGTCCTCTAACTGCAGCAGCAGTCATAACAAACTCACCATCAGATAACATTGCAGGGATGTCATCAGATTTCTCTGTCCCTGGTCCGTCGATCTGTCCTGTTTTACGAGGGAAACCTCCCTCAGCAACTCTTGCAATGGGTTGCAATGTCGGAGCTGATGCTCCGTATCTACCTGTTGCAGTATCATAATACGTGGCCCTCGGCGCACTGACATCGAACATACCTTGGCTACCAGGTTCAATCTGTGCTGGTGGTGGCATACTTGTATCTTCTTCTTTAAAAGCCCCCATAGCACCTAAAGCACCAAGGCCTAAAGCACCTTTAGCTAAAGGACTCATGCCTTTAAATGCACCCATTGCTTTTTGACCTAAAGTTTGTTTTGCAGCTTGCTG